ACCGTTGCCACTGCGAGCACGACGTTGCAACAGATTTGCACCACTGACTGAGACACTTCTGGCACGTATGTAATCTACATCATCTGGTAGTGTATAATCAAACTGCGATACCACACAAGGATGGTTACTGAATTGATACTCGCCAAGACCTTGTAAAAATACCAAGGGCGGCGGAGACCCGCGATACTGTTGATCTTGACCATAAAACATCTTGGTCACACTACGGAAAAAATGTATCACTGCCAACAAATAATTAGCTTCGTTTGTATCTTGTGCTGTAAAAACAGCATTGAGTTTTACTTCACCCACATGGCTACCTTGATAGAAATATCCACGAACATTGCTGTGTGTGAGATCGTATGGGTTATATGTGGCTGTGTATGAGGTGCTGATTTTTGGAGTGTATGGAAATACCACTCCGCTGGTCACTGCCAATGCTTGTAGTATCCCAGGTTCCTTGGCCTTGTAAAGATAATTGGCACTGGGTGCTAATCGTAATTTTACACGCCAGTCACCAGCATTGTCCTGATTACTCTGTGCTTGTATTTGACCTTGCAGGTTGGCATTGTTGGCGCCGGCTGCTGTTTGATTGGCTGCTGCTTGTGCTGCACTGACATCAGCTGATCTAGCTGCAGGCGATCCCGCAGGTGTAGGGTTACCAAATGAATCGTATGTTACTGGACCAGCCTGCGGATTTACAGCAGGATTGACCGGAGCAGGTGCAGCTATAGGTCTAGGTGCCGCAGGTGTAGTTGCCCTTGGTACTTGTGGGTTTGTAGTAGGTGTTACTGCCGCCGGAGGGCTTGGAGCAGCAATTGCAGCGGCATCTCCTGTCCCTGCTGGATCAGTAAATGCCACTTGTGGATTAACCCGAGGACTTACTGCTGCAGGCGGTGTTGTCACCGCAGGAGTAGTAGATGCTGGAGTGGTTGCAGCTGGCACTTGCGAATTAGATGCTGGAGTGACAGGAGCAGTATTAGATGGTGACGTTGGCGGTGATGGTTGCGTTGGCAACAAAGGATTTGTTGCTGGTGTTAATGTTCCTGCTCCTGCTGCTACTATTTGCTGTGCAAATTCTTGGTTTGCAACCTCAACTGCCTCGGCCTTGGCAGTTACACGAGCAGCAGCTAAAATTTGAGCATTGGCAGGGTTCTGCACTCCGCCTGCGAGAATTAAATTACCACCTGATTGAAGTATCCGGTCTGTGCCTAATATATAATATTTGTTGGTTAATGCTTCTTCCGCTCGTCCTCTACGTACAACATATTGTGCATATTCTTTAGGATTATTTTGAGCAAATGCAGTCTCGTTGAAATTACTCACTGTACTTTGAAAAGGATTTAGTGAATTAGTAACTGTGGTAGGTGGATTAGTGGCCATAAGTATCGTTATCCTATATTATATTTATCGTAGACAAAAACGGCTTACTTTATAAAAAAAGAGTTGTTTTTTTACGACAAACCTGTTATACTAAGTAATCGACAAGGAGAACTAGGTTGTCCGATACCCCTATAACTAAACCAGCAAAGGCATTGCCGCCCAAGGCACCACCCAGAGTAAACTATCTCAACAACAGAGATTTATTAAAACAGATTCATCTAAGCAAAAATACTTACTGTACATATCGCGATCCTGTAACGGATCATCAATACGATATTATTTTGCCCAGTCTTGACAAGATCAATCAACGTACAGTAGCAGAAGCCAGACGAAATCGTGCTGATCGACTTAAAAGAGAAACAGGCGTAGCGCAAAACGAAAAGAAAATCCCCAATACTGATTTAGTTTTTAGGATTACATGCTGGGACCATATCCCAATTGCACCCAAAAAAGTACCCAAGGTAGCAGCAAAAAAGAAAAAACTGCAGGAAATTTTAGAATTAGAAGAGCTGGTAGAAGATCCCTTAGTCGACATTGTAGACGAAGTAGTGTTAGATCCTACACATGTACGTGTAAACTTCCCACCATTTTATCACTACAGAATTACTGAAGGAAAAGAACCGTACCTAGTAGGCAAAAGTCACTGGAAGGGCGACTTAGTAACAGGCGAGTACAGCAGGGATCACGGAACAATGACACCTGAACTAGCTCGCATGTTCCTAAAGCTATGTGAACGATATGCTACTCGCAGCAACTGGAGAGGCTATACTTACAATGAAGAAATGCGTGGACAAGCACTACTGCAACTTAGCCAAATTGGACTACAGTTTGATGAATCAAAAAGTCAAAACCCGTTTGCTTACTATACTGCTGCTATCACTAATAGTTTCACTCGTATTCTAAACATAGAAAAGAAGATGCAGAACATTCGTGATGATATTTTGGAAATGAACGGACTCAATCCGTCCTGGACAAGACAAAACTCAAACAAGGCTTATCAAAAGCCCGGAGAGGTTACTATAATCGATCCTGCAGAGTTTCAAGCTAAACTTGACAAAGAAGAAATATAGCCAAACAAATTGACCTGCGGCACAGCACGAGTGTATACTTGTGCAATGCCTCGACATCAACAAGGATCTGATGAGTAACTTATTTAAAAAAGCTGCGGTCTGCACAGATATACACCACGGTCTCAAGTCTAACAGTCTGACTCATAATCAAGATTGCAGTGATTTCATAGACTGGTTTATTGCCACCGCCAAAGAAAACAATTGCGAAACTGGATTCTTTCTTGGTGACTGGAATCATCATCGAGCCAGTATCAATATGCAAACTTTACAGTTTAGCTTGCGTAACTTAGAAAAGTTATCCAATGCGTTCGAGAGATTCTTTTTTATTCCTGGCAATCACGACTTGTATTACCGTGATCGCCGCGATATCCATAGCACTGAATGGGCAGTTCACTTGCCCAATATTACTATTGTCAACGATTGGTTCAATGAGGGAGATGTTGTTATCGCCCCTTGGCTAGTCGGCAACGATTATAAACGGATTCCTAAGTTATCCGGAAAGTACTGCTTTGGTCATTTTGAGTTGCCGCATTTTAAAATGAATGCCATGGTAGAAATGCCGGATCACGGTGAACTTAAAGTTGACAACTTTGGTGGCTTTGAAGAAGTCTACTCCGGACACTTTCACTTGCGCCAGAAAAAACGCAACATCAATTATATTGGTAATTGCTTTCCGCATAACTTTGCCGATGCCGGCGACGACAAACGCGGCATGATGATCAAAGAGTGGGGGCAGGAAGATCAGTATTTGGCATGGCCCAAGCAACCACAGTATCGTGTGTTAAATTTGTCTGACGTTATTGACCGTGCTCACGAGTTATTGGCACCCGGTATGCATGTACGTGTAGCCCTGGATATTGAGATCAGCTACGAAGAAGCTAACTTTATCAAAGACACATTTATTCAGACGCACCAACTGCGTGAAATGGCGCTGATTCCAAATCGGCATGCCAATGTTGAAGAGAACATGGCCCCCGGCGATGTTAAATTTGAAAGTGTTGACCAAATTGTTATAGATCAAATTACTCGTATTGAAAGCGAGTTTTACGATCCAAAACTACTGTTAAAAATATATCATCAACTATGAGTTCTAAACTCGGAATATATGTTGATCCGGAAATAAGGCAAGTGCTGTCGGAGAAATATAATATCTTAGACTGTTTGGAATTTAAGCAGTTTGATCTCAATTTTAAATGGTTAGAAAATTGGTTGCAAGCCAATCGTCAAGACTCGTTTGGCATCAACGATCGTTTTGTTATAGTGCATTTTGATTGTGACTTCTACTGGAAAGGCCACGGACTCAACCTCAATAACTTTATTGAGATGTGGAAATATTACGATTTGCCACTGTATACCATACTTCTTTATACCAATCACATTGGTATTAGTCAAGAAGTAAATGATATTTGTAAACAGTATCATGAGAACGATCGCCCAACTGTGATTGAAACTGTTATAAATCCACTGAGCTATCGACTGGACCGATATACTGACATTCCAGTTAGCGCAGAATCAATCAACATTCATTCCGTCTGTTTGATGGCTGGGACACCGCGAAGTCACCGCTGGGCTACGTTTAATCATCTCAGAGATCTATATCCAGAACAGATTGCAATGACCCTAACCGGTGCTAAACAATGATTGTGCTAAAATCAGATCCTTTACTGAGAGCCAACGATAAGTTCATATACACTGATCAAATTGATGGTACCCCGTATCCGCACAACATCAGACACACGCTAGTTGAAAACAGTCAAACTATATCTGCCGGTCAGGTGCAACTTGATTTTTATCAACACGTTGCATTAGACATTGTAACTGAAACTGTGTTTGACTATCCGTATCCGTTTATTAGCGAAAAAACATTTAGACCAATTGCATGTAAACGCATGTTTGTTATTGTTGGACCATGTGGCGTGTTGAGTACACTTCGTGCCCGTGGATTCCAAACATTTAATGATTTTTTTGATGAATCGTACGATTTAATCCGCGATCCCGAAAAAAGATTCTTAGCAGTAATGAGTACGATAAGGGAAGTTTGCTCTAGACCCTTGTTAGAACTTAAAGATTACATCAATCAAAATCAATCAAAAATAGAGCATAACTTTTCTAACCTTTTGTTGTTACGTAAAAGGGAAGTAGAAATTTTGAAAAAACAGTTAGATCTGTTATAATATCATATGATCCAAATTAAAATTATCACTGCCCGTAATTTCCTTAGTATTGGTAACGCTACTCAGACTGTAGACTTTAATCGTAACGATCTTACACTGGTCCTAGGCGAGAACTTAGATCTCGGCGGCGATGGCGCACGTAATGGCGTAGGCAAAACAGCTATCTTAAATGCGTTGGCCTATGCATTATACGGAAGCGCACTTACTAACATACGAAAAGATAATCTAATCAATAAAACCAACGGTAAAAACATGTTGGTCACACTAGACTTGACTGTCAATGGTCATGACTATCGAATTGAGCGTGGTCGTAAACCAAACGTATTGAGATTTTATGTTGACAGTGAAGAAAAGGTTGCTAGTGATACATCACAAGGTGACAGCAGAGAAACACAAGCAGATATCGAACGTATTCTAGGCATGAGCCCCGACATGTTTAAACATGTTGTTGCGTTGAATACTTACACCGAACCGTTCCTTAGTTTAAAAGCCAACGATCAACGCACGATCATTGAGCAGCTATTGGGCATTACTATGTTGAGCGAACGTGCTGAAAAAATCAAAGAGCTCAATCGCAGCACCAAAGATGGAATTACACAAGAAGAGTTTCGTATCCGTGCTGTGCAAGAAGCCAACAAGCGCATTGAAGAACAGATCGAAAGCTTACGCAAACGACAACGAATGTGGATTACCAAGCAAGCAGAGGATGTTACAAAACTGGGATCTGCAATTTCAAGTCTTGAACACATTGACATTGATGCAGAAGTTGCTGCACACAAGGCCTTGACTGAATATAATGATTTGGTCAAGGAACGTAGTGACATACAAAAATCGTTAACTAGAGCTCGCCTTGATCAAGATCGAGAGCGAAAGTCTGCAGACAAGTTAGCAGCAGAAGTGGCTGCGTTAGCTGATCATAAGTGTCATGCATGTGGACAAGATCTGCATGACGATAAACACGAAGCTATTGTTGTGACCAAACAAAATGAGTTTGATGCAGCCTGTACCGAAGTTGATCTGTTTAGCATTGGCATTACAGAATTAGAAAACGAGTTAGATGATTTAGGCGATACTGGCCCGCCGCCTGTTGTATTCTACGATACCTTAGAAGATGCACTTAATCATCGCAACAGTTTAGAAGCGTTACGTAAAGAACTTACTACGCGATCAGCAGAGACAGATCCGTATGGCGAACAAATTGTAGATATGCAAAATCAAGCACTACAAGAAGTCAGTTACGATCACATGAATGAGCTAACAAGGCTACAAGAACATCAAGACTTCTTGCTTAAATTACTAACCAGCAAAGATTCGTTTATCCGTAAAAAGATTATTGAGCAAAACTTGCTGTATCTCAACAACCGGCTTACACATTATTTAGATCGCATTGGTTTACCACATACTGTTGTATTCCAGAACGATCTTACGGTTGTAATTGAAGAGTTGGGTCGAGAGCTGGACTTTGATAACCTATCCAGGGGAGAACGTAACAGACTTATCCTTAGTATGAGCTGGGCATTCCGTGATGTATTCGAAAGTTTATATCAACCAATCAATGTGTTGTTTATTGACGAGATGATCGACAGCGGTCTTGATACACAAGGAGTTGAGATGGCGTTAGCATTGCTTAAACAAATGAGTCGTGAACGCAACAAGAGTATTTGGCTTGTTAGTCATAGAGACGAACTAGCAGGGCGTGTTGAAAATATTCTTAAAGTGATCAAAGAAAACGGATTCACTAGCTATGATTCAAGCATGACATCATGAAGATTTTGATCACAGGTAAACGCGGGCTAGCTGCTGCACTGGTAAATACCTTAAAGCAGCATCATGTGTTTTCAACTGATCAACAAAATTATAACATCAAAAACGTAAATCAATGGGCTTGTGAGTTCAGCGATTTTGATGTCTGCATAAACTGTGCATACGATGCATGGAATCAAGTTAGTGTTCTAGAAGAGTTTTATGCAATGTGGGAAGACGATCCCAACAAGATCATTGTCAATATTGGATCTACTGTATCTAACTACTCCCGAACTGAGCTAGATAAAGAACACGACTATTCTCCTTATCGTTTGCATAAACAGGCACTAGAGTTATGTTTTAACAAACTAGTTAGAGTGGCTCGGTGTAATATCAAACTGGTTAATCCAGGACCTATTGACACTGCTATGGTATCTCATTTAAACTGTAGTAAGATGTCTCCCGTGCATGTTGCGGACAGAATTTCCTGGCTTATCAATCAACCGGACATTAAACGATTAGACTTATGGCTATAAATTGGCAATTTTATCACTGGCACTTAGAACCTAGCGCAATCTGTGCTCTTAGATGCCCTCGGTGTCCTAGAACTGAACACCCGGATACTCCTTGGTTAAACTATAGCATGGACTTGAATTTCTTCAAGTCCTTTATGACTGAAGATCGGTTACGCAACGATGTTAAACGTCTGACCATGTGCGGCGATGTTGGAGATCCAATTTACTGTAAAGACTACATAGAAATCTGTCGTTATGTTAAATCAGTGAACCCTCGCATACATATTTTTACCATTACAAACGGAAGCCATAAGTCTGTGGCTTGGTGGAAAGAGTTTGCCAGTGTTTGTAACGAATACGACAGCATAAATTTTAGTGTTGACGGACACGATCACGATTCCAACAATCTGTATCGTGTCAACAGCAATTGGAAAAGCATTATCGATGGCATTCACACACTGAGAAAAAATAACGATCGTGTGTTTATCAACTGGGCATTAATTGTGTTTAGCTTTAACCAAGACCACATTGATAATATCAAGTCGCAGGCTGCTGCTCTGGGCATGGACTCATTACAAATTACTAAAAGTACAAAATTTGGCAGCAAGTACGGCGAAGCCTATCAAGGTGATGCTGACCCGTTAGAACCAAGACCAGAATGGATATCCAGTAGTCATCGCTATGAGCGCAGCATTGTTGACATCAGTGGAAGACAGATACCAAACCAGGACTATCTGGAGCATAACAAGATTATGTTCCACAAGGTCAAAAATCAATATCAAAACGCACCTGTTGTACCGTTATGTGAAATTGGCAACCGAGGAATTTATGTCAATGCCGAAGGTGTTGTATTCCCTTGCTCGTGGACCAGTTTTCCGTATACCAGTCTCAGCGACGGCCAAAAAACTATAAAGTGGGAAGACAGTTTCTTTGCACAATATAGAGATCGGATGAACCTGCGTAATCGCAGTTTAGAAGACATAGTCAGCGATCCTTTGTGGAATTTATGCAGTCGAGGATGGCAAGATAGCAACAAGACATGGGTAGAGTGCAGTCAAAAATGTTCGCAGAATCTAGTCGATGAGCAATATGCAGTAGGTTGGGAAACAAACTAATGCCAGCAGTCAGATTTACATTTGAAACGCATAGTACAACTGGACTTACTGATCCGCAATTTAAAGTTTTAACAGATGCCAATCTTGCTATTATAACTGTGCCTGTAGGTACTAACGTAATAGAGTTTCTGTCAGATTCCGGCAACGGTCTTAAACTTGATTTTTTTAGTAAAACAGAACGTGATACTGTAATCATCAACGGGGTTATTGAACGAGACACACAATTTCATATTGAAGCTGTTTGGTGTGACGGTATACGATTAGAGCAGTGGTTTGTGCATCATGCAATTTACTATCCTAGATATTTTGCAGGCTTCTTGGAACAGTTTCCAGATTCGCTATCTGAGATCACAGCGCCATATCAATTTAACTTCCCTGGAATTATTAGTTGGGAATGGACCGGCGACTTTTGGGATTGGTACTTTAAAGAAAAAAACTCACGCGAAGTTATCAACTTTATGGATGTCGATCCTGATCGTATTTGGAAATTTCGCGGAAGCCTGGATCCATGCGAAGATATTGTAGTGAAAATTAAAAAATTAATGGATATATGAAAAAGTTTGTTTTCATCAACATACCCAGCCAAGAACTAGAACGGCCACCTGCTGCTGCGGCAGCAATCAGTGCGTGTGTTCGGCATGCTGGTTGGGATTGTAAAGTATTCGACTTTAACTTATATCTAAATAAAAACGTTGACTCCGATACCTGGGTTGCATTAGAACAGTTTTGGCGTTGCAAATCCCTGGAACTAACACCCGAAGTCAACGCTAAGTTACAAGAAGTAATAGATAACTTTATCGTGCAGATTAAAGAATACAACCCAGACATGATAGGGATTTCGGTTTTTTCAAGATTCAGTGTAATTCCAGCTTGGGTAATGTTGCAGAACATACGCCCAAAGACACAAGCCAAAATAGTCATCGGCGGCGCCGGTAGTTATACGTTGCCCAGTAGCTTGCCAGGTTTAGAAAACTTTGATTTTACACATAAAAAAATTACGTTTGCTGCACTAACAAAAGAAGTTGGCATTGCCGATCACTATATTCAAGGTGACGGCGAAATAGCTATTATGGAACTTCTCAAGGATCATGAAACTATCGCAGGACTCGACGGTACTGCACCGCAACAGATTCGAGACTTAGATAATTTACCACACCCAAGCTACCAAGATATTGAACCACAAAAATACTTATACACACACGAACCCGGCATTTATATCACTGCCACTAGAGGATGTGTTCGTAAATGTACTTTTTGCAGCGTTCCAGATATTTGGCCTAAGTTTACTGCCAGGTCGGCTACCGATGTCCTGAGAGAGATCAAGCACAACAACAAAACACACGGTGTAAATTTGTTTCAGTTCACTGACAGCTTGCTCAACGGAAACATGAAAGTGTGGAGAGAACTTAACCGTCAGATAATTGACGCAAAAAAACAAGATTCTAGTTTGCAAAATATCAAATATATTGGGCAATTTATTTGCAGAACACGACTGGAACAAACTGAATCAGACTGGGAACTAATGGCCAAAGCCGGTGCTAATTTGTTGGTAACCGGCTTTGAAAGTTATAGTCCGCATGTACGTAAGCACATGGGGAAAAATTACAGCAATGCTGATATAGAGTTTCATTTGAAACAATCTGCTTATCACGGCATTAGAAACGTAGCTTTAATGTTTGTAGGATATCCTGTAGAAACATTAGAAGATCACGAATACAATCTCGAATTCCTGCATAAGTTTCAAAAGTACGCCAAGACAGGTGTAATACATATGATTCGATGGGGCTATACTGGTATGTTTTCCGACCCTGGAAAAATTGAGAAACCAGGGGAAGTTAAACTTACAACTGATCCAGACTTTCTCAAAAAGTTTAAAAATTTGCCACAAGGTATACGTGGCATTGCATTAGGGTTTGGATGGATCAACGAACTTAATCCTACTCTAGATTTACGTGAGCGTATACGACGAAGGATAGAACTGCATGAACTCAGTGTAAAGCTAGGCTGGCCTCAGACTCGAAATAGAGAAGAGCTGCAGATTATATATAACATCCTACATAATTTAAATAGTAACAGACTTGACGCAGAAGAGTTTAGTAAACTTGACACATTACTGGATTTCCATTAATGCTTGCGAAATTTTATTATTTCTCTGTTGATGTCATAACTATGCATATGACATGGTATTACGATGGACAGGAGATCACAGAGCTACCCGAAGATACAGTTGGGTTCGTCTACTTGATCACTAATGTTACAAACGGCAAGATGTATGTGGGCAAGAAGCTCGCAAAGTTTGCTAAGACAAGCTATAAAGTAGTAAAATTAAAGAATGGCACTAAAAAACGCAAGAAAATTCGAAGTAAAATCAACTCAGACTGGCAACAATACTACGGCAGCTCTCCTAATCTCACAGAAGATATCAATCAGCTCGGTACAGACAATTTCAAACGCGAAATATTATACTACTGTAAATCAAAATCCGAATGCTCGTACATAGAAGCCCGCGAACAATTCAGCAGGCGTGTGCTCGAATCAGATGACTACTACAATGGTCACATTCAAGTACGTGTACATGGATCACATATAAAAAACAAACTTTAATAAGCAATACTAAAGGATACTATGAGCGATGTAATGTTACAAAAGTTTTATAACGATGTCAAAGACCCCAACTGGTCAAACATCGAAACTTATAATGACTTTTGTAAATTACCTAGCAATGTCCAGAAAGAATGCTACGAACAACATGGCCTTAAAGCAAGACTTAATCAAATTGAAAATCCTGATTACTGGCATGGACTTATTACAATAGCATGGCAGTATGAAAATATAACTTATGTACCTGTGTGCAAGTGTGCATCATCTTACTATTCAGATTTGTTTGAGAATACGTACGGATGGACTAAGATACACTTTAACGATATTGATTTTGAATCAACAAATGCATTTGGATTAGTAATGCATCCGTTGGATCGGTACCTCAAAGGGGTAGCCGAATGGCTTTACCGATATCAGATTCTAGACTCGTATACTGGTAATTTAGAAAACGATCAAAGACTAGTAAACATAATGGGAAGTATTCAGATACCTGATCAGCATTGTATGCCGCTATACATGCAGTATGGAAAGTATGTGGACAAGATCAACTGGATCCCAATGGACGTTATGTCAGAGCAACAAGTTACCAATCATATAGAAAAATTTCTAGAAACCCATGGTTGCAACATTAAACTACCGGTTGATAGACCAAAATTAAACTCGTCACCCCCAGACAAACTAAACTTGTATCGCACAATCAAAAAATTATATCCCTCAAAGATAGAAATGGAATTATTTTATTATTTCTTTGCAAAAGATCTAAATTTCTATCGCACTCTGATACAACAATACAGCAGTATTTAAACAACTTACAGACAACTTCATAGGCAACGATCGGCAGTAACGACTAGCACCAGTTAACTTCGGGTGCCCTAAACCTGGACGCAAGTCTCAGGGACGGAAGTCTTCTCGCTGCAAGAAGCACTCAATCACTATCCTTAACAGGACGAAGATCGCAAACTGCTGCGGTTTGATTGTTTGAAAAGATAAAACAAAGCAAAAAGAGGGACAGTGAATTCCCA